AAGTCATGCCTCTTGGATCATTACACGCAGGTTTAAACTTTAAATCCCAGAATGAGTATGAATTGATAGTCGGTATTGTATTTCCGCCTGCTTGAGCTGCGGCATTTGCGCCTGCTGCATAATGGAAGCCGCCAATTTTTCTGCTATTTGTAGTGGTGTAACCAGTAGGTGCTGAAAAATTACTATCAGACCTTATAGTGCCATCTGTACAAGCATAAATGGCATAATCAGTACCCGTTACAGCGGCTGGCATTACTGACACAACACCAGAAGCAAACGTATAACAAGTGCCGTTTATGTCGATATACATTTGCGTTGCAGTTGATACGGCAAATGTTGATGTAGCAATGAAAGCAACCGATGAAGGCACGTCCTTTCTAAACTCACCACGCACAAATGGTGCAGTAATACTGCCGGTTAATACCGCAGAGTCACTGCGCACATTATTACCTGTGCCGGTGTTTGTTGCATTTGATAAGTCTTGTCTCATTAATGGGTATCCGCCAGCTAATACACCATCATGAACGACTACGGTTTTTTTATCGGTATCAATGGTGGTTTCACGCAATGCGCCTGTAAATGCTGCATGTTGCGCTGTTGTGCCGCCCCTACGTTGAACTTGATCTGACATTATATAAACTCCAGGTTAAGGCACAGTGCCAAAATTGAATGATGCTGTTGCATCTGATGAATAATTGACGCACCTTGCCGGTGCTTCATTAGTAAAGACTGATAAGGTTATATCGCCCATATTCCATGTGCCAGGCGCATAAATAGAAGTTAGCGTTACACTTTTGCTGGCAGGGAAAAAAGCATCTACATAAATAGATAGCGCACTCTGTGTAGGCGATAAGGCTACAGCAGCTGAAGCAGCAGCGGATGATGCGCTTAAATCAGCTAGAAAAGCACTATTAGCGGCAGCGGCAGCGGCAGCGATAGCGGCTGCGGCATCGGCTGATGAAAATGAAACATTATCTATATATGCCTTGGTTACTCCAATGATTCTAAAATCATAGCCTGTGTAAACCATAGCAACATACTGACCAGCTATTAAATCACCTAGTTGAAGTATTGAACCATCTTGCCTGTTGATATTAGCAACCCCCAGCCCATTAATATTAATGGTTGAACTACCATTATTACTTGATGATGGCGACCATATAACAACAGTATTAGTCGAGTAGCCAATAAGTGGTGTTGATAGTACATAGGCATTTGTTGACCCAGTCGATACGCCTGCCGCAATAACAGGCCCAGAAAAACCAGGGAAGCTATTTTTTACGGTTGCCTTAAGCAATCTTAAGTGATCGTCACCCTGTGACTTTTGATCGCTTGCGCCTGGGTTAGTAATGACTAAATCATTAATCACTGTTCCTGTTTCAAGTGCCATTGCCTACCCCTGCTTCATTGTCATGGTTGCAGACTGACCCCAGTTCTGCATATTAATTCGTTCAACATCTATGCTGTATAAGTTCTCCATACCAGATACTATCTCCGCATCACGCGTGTATTGCCCTGCATAAATCAAACAGCAGTGCAGATACGCATCGGGATAATTGGTTAAAATATCGTTGGTTGTATTGCTAGAACTTAAGCCTTGAATGGTTGCCATATACTCTAGCGTCACGTCATAGTTGCCATTCGGTGTAGGCCCTAACAGTAAGTTGCTACCTCTTATTGAATAAGATCGAGGCATGGACGAGGTATAACTGCCCCATCGTTGTACCAATAAAGCAGGCGGCATATTGTCCAATACAATCGTAACGCCACCAGAGATCATCGACAAAGACCGCGCTTTATTAAAGTCACCCGGTAAGGCCAGCAAATTAGAGCCAGAAGTAGTCGTCAGAGTAGTGGCTTTATCCAGTTGCCTCGTATCTAAGTCCAACTGCATACGCGCTTCAGCAAGCCTGATAAAGTCTGGAATAACCGCTGTTAAATCAGTACGATGTAACCATGTGCTGATAGATGCTGATAAGTCTGAATAGTTAGCAATCGCCATTAGACAGCCCCTTTCCAGATACGAAAGCCCTCAAGCGACTTATCATTCAATAAACACTTGATATGCTCCTTATCTCTCAGAAACTCTTGAAAGGTTAAGCCGACTCGGTTCATGTAAGATTCAATAACAATCATCGGTATAGTAGCCGCATGTTTTAGCTCTTTACCCCCTACATCGCCAGCCTCAACCTTTTCCTTGCAGGCCATCAGTATTGGCTCAACGTCTTGCATGGACTTAACGACCATCAAGTCATTCTGCACATTTAAGCTGGTCTGCATCTCCATTACAAATCTTCCAGGGCAGTAATGTTGCAAATGCCGGCAGCTGCTTGTTGAATAGCCGCGATAGTCGTATTACCTGACACTTTTAAGATCAAATGATCTGTTGGTATCATCAGGATATCGTTACCCGTTGCGACCACACCAGCAGGGCCGATCTTAACGAAGCAGTTAGCGGTTACACAAATACGAATGTAGTTTGGTTTTATTGCACTAGCCGTGTTCGGGATAGTTGCATTAACAGAAGCAGCGCCTGTGGTTAGGCTGACTCCGACTGCTTGAATTTGGATAGCATCACTAATCATCTGTTGTCTCCCGACAATAGGTTGAGGGGGTGATTAAGCCCCCTCGGTTTAGTCTTATAACAAGTCTTTTACAGCAGCAGAAGCCTTTTCTTGACGGGCTTCAAGTGTGTATTCAACGGTAATAAGTTTCTTTTCTGCATCGCCTGTTTTAGCAAGATCAACAGTATCAAATGAACGCAAAGTAGCCAATGCCCATTTTTCAGTTTCCAAGATAAACGCAGTACGCGTACGTTGAAAACGGTTAGGAACAACTTGTAGCGTACCAAAGTCACTGATATAAACATCAACAGCCGCTGTTACAGATTTATCTTCCGCTTTATCAAAACGAGTAGAACCACCTGTGAAACCAGAGAAAGTTTGTTTTTGACCAGGGCCGACCATGATTAGATCAGGTTCGCCACCTTGTGCATAAGCCAACTGCAATGCGTTCTTTAACTGAGTCTCAGTAAAGGCACGTTGAGTTCCGTCAGTTGGAGCCGCCCAAGATCCCATCGTATAAACGGGAGCTACACCCGTTGCGCCTAAGTCTACGTTAGTTGCAATCCAGCCTTCGAGACCGCGTAATACACGAGCTGCAGACGTTGAACCAGCGTGACCAGCAGAAGTGGTTGCATTAGAAACTGCACCAGCAACACCGTTAGCAGATGAACATAAAGCCGCTTCCATGTCTCTTTTCAGTTCAGCAGACTTCATGCTTAATTGATAAGACATTTCATTGTTACGACCAGCTGACTTTACTGCTTGGTTAGTACCTGAGATGACTACGTTTTTAGTAGATATCTGAGTGTAGTTACCTAAACGAACGGTAGGGGTTACAGCGCCGAAAGTTGATACATCATCGCCCTCGATTTGAGCATTAGCAGAAACTGCCGCTAAATCTTGAGTTTGCCATTCATGAAACGTGTTAGAAGCCTTTACTTTCGGAATTGCTGAAAGAAAAGGTGTTTTTGTGGGCGTGATACGGTAGATAATATCTGCCAAATCTTCTTTAATACCCTTGGTTTGAAACGTCTGATACGTTCCTGTTACGATAGCCATTTTAAATATTCCTGCTTAGTATGTGTCTCTCGACATGATTACGAGAACAATGCGGCAAATGCGTCTGTCGCATCTGATATTGATCCCGAACGTGATAACCGCTGCATAGTTTCGCTTCGGTTATTATTGCCTTGACTCGATACACCTGGTCTTTCAACACGAGGTGGTAAGCCTTGGACTTGCTTAGTTGCTGCTTTTGATTGTGCCACCAGCTTTTCATAGCGCATTGAGTTCAATACTAATGCAATATTTGAGGCTTTGGATTGATTAAGGTTTTGCAGTTCTTCGCGGGTATAGCCCTTGCCGGATAAATAACTAACTAGCTCTTGTTCTTCGCGTGTTCGTGCGCCTTGATCTTTCCATTCTGGGATAATCTCTAGCAGTTTTGCGCCCTCTGTTGCCAGATGCGCGCTCATATATTCTTGCTGTTTTGACTGGTTTTGTTGGTCTAGGTACGCTTGCGCGGCCTGTGCTTTACCAAACTCCTCCTGACGTTGAGCGAATACTTCTTTTTGCCTTAAATACTCGTGAGGATTATTCTCTAGCAAGTTTGCCCAATCAGGCTGGGCTTCTTGCGCCCATTTACTAGCGGTATCCCTAAAGTGATTAATAGCGTTTTGTAACTGTGATTGTTGCTGAGTAATGCCAGACTTTAGTTGATCTGTTTCACGTCTCAGAGCTGCCGCTTCCTCAAACTTCTGAGTAGATGACTCGCCCTTTTGATAGTGAGTGATTAACTCATCTCGCGATACTTGCCTTTCTTCACCGTTAATTTTGACAGTAAAACTATCGATAGTCGGTGCATCATCAACCTCTTGTCCGGCAGGAATGTCGGAGGAGGCAGCTTCAGTACCATCGTATGAGTGATCTTCTTGTGCCAAAAATGCAGACAACAATGCCGCATCATCATTGCCAGTGTTACCTGACTCCTGTTGTACTTCTGCGCCCTCGTATTGGGTAGCTTCTGGTTCCATAATAAATGTATCCTTCTATGGGAAAATAACGCTTCTCAGCGTGGGTTTGAGGGTGTCTCACGACATGCCTCGGTTACTATTTAAAGCTAACTACTTTATCTTTACTACTTTTGTAGCCTGGCAATCCTGCTATACAAACAGGGTATGAATACTTCAGCCGGATAAACTCCGGTGCGTTTTTATCGGTAGTGATAACTTCGATAATTCGTAACGCCTCATCATTCTTCTCAGCCTCTAAGCAGAAGTCTATGAGTGCTGTAAATTCAGAGCTTGGACTGCTATCGTTCCCTGTTCGAGTACCTTCTGGAAGAACTGTTTCAGGTGTTGCATCGCTTTTAATTGTCGCCATATCTCTTCTCTTTCTTCTCTCGTTAGTTCTGAATTATTGAGCCATTCATCAAAATAAAGGTTGTCCAGGTGCTTGAACGCTTCCTGAAACAGCGGGCTGTTGACTAGGGATTCCGCTTGCTGCTTGCGGTAGATTAGCTCTTGTGTAGAGTCCATTATTATTTGCCTGTTGTGCCATGATAATTTTATGATTCATTTCTTCGGTCATGAGGCCGTACTTAGCTGCTAGTTCCTCACGCTTCATTTGTATGTCTGCTTCCAGTTTTTGCTGGTCTTGCTTGATCTTAGCCTCGGTCTTTTGACGCTCAATCTCCATCATTGCTTTTGCCGTTTCAATCTGTGGATCGGGCTTTTCTTCAGGCGGTGGTTGTGTCGCGGGATCGGTGAAGTATTGCTCTGGATTGCTAAAGCCTAGAGTCTCAGCTAATTTAACGCCTGCTTTGTAGACATTATCCGGTTTGACAACGCCCGCAGCAGCAGCTTGGCTCATAGCTGTACCTAATGCTGTCAGGTTCTGAATAATTTGATCTTTGTTGCCAGTTCCCAAGCCCACATTAACGCTTAAGTGGAACTGGTTTTTCCATTCACGCGGGTCTATATCAATCCAGCCGCCTGTCGCTTTTATGCGCTCTGTTTTATCTTGATACTTTGAGATTAACTCTAGTATTTTAATAAATAAACTCTTAACGCCATTCTCAGCGAAATTACGGGCTATCAATTCAATACGCATATCAGCGCGATTAGTAACAATATTCATTCCAGTCGCAGTATGGTTTACTGCGTTCATGTTGCCGCCCTGCGTCTCAGCGGTGAAACCTGTTCTATTGCCTCTTTGCGTATCGACATAATCCAGCATCGACATCGCTGAAGTTAGATCGCCACCGCCTGCTTGCATCGGGCCAACAGCACCCGGTGATTTCACACGAACAATACCGCCAGGTCGTGAGGTCAAAAGGTCGTCAAGATTAACCTGACCTTCAAGCGCCCATGTCCTGCCGTTGACTGTTAAGTACAAGTTATCAATCAAGGCGCGCATTAATGAGGTCTTAGTGCGTTGTGCCTCCATTGAAAGATCAGCAATGGATAGACCAAAGAACTGATGAGGGATGGGGATCGGTGTTAGTGATATGAATGGCTGTCCATCACACTCAACATTTTCTAGGATTTGATTACCGGCACGAACGACCTTTCGCCATTCTTGTATGCCGTCACCGTCATAGTCTACCTTCAAGTAGCACTCTGTAACCCAGACCACACGAGAAGCAGGGTCGCCATTCTCTTGACTACCACGACCTCCCAAGTAGGGTGATTCATCATTCTGCATTTTACGAGAGACACGCTCAGAGCCGAAAGCCCCGTCATTCTCATCGCTAGATATATTGTCTACATTCTCATAGCCAGCTTCCTTCAGCTCGCCTATAGTGCGTTCAAATCGGTGTGCTACAAAGGGTGAATCTTCGCAGTTCTTAGCCCTACGTGAGATTAGAAATTCTTCTGGGGGTACGTTCTCAATACAGCAGTAGCCTTTATCAACGACACGTTTGACGGATATATCATGTAATTGTTGACCTGTTAGCGGATCAGGGTAAGCCGAGTGTTCTATTGGCTCAACATGCTTATCTTCCAGCAACATGCCTAGCTCTATATCATTAAGGCCGACATAATCCTCCCTGGCTTCTTCTGTGGTCTTATCCCACCAGACTTTGACAATACCGTTCTTCGCTAATAGCGCGTCTTTAAACCAAGTGTGCAGGATTTGGAAGCCTGAATTTTGGACGTAAAACACATGCCGCCCAATGTATTCAGTAATGTGATCTTCTTGCTCTTCAAACTCTTCTGATTTAGCTTGGAACTCTACGACTTTGTCACCGCCTGCGAAAATCTTAAGCAATGACGGCAACATCCATTCCACTGTATCCATAACAGAGGTATCAACCACCGCTGAACGTCCATCTATTGAAGGAGGCGCTAGATCGCCAATAGGCTTGGCATAGTAATATTCGAGAGCTTTCTGACGGTTCTTGGTGAGTTCACCGGAACCATAGCCAAGTGATTGCTTGATCTCTTGGTCGGTGAGTGCTTTGAGCTTATCTTCAGTCATTTTTGCCATTTATGCGCTCCAGTGACCGTGTTGTATATAGTAAAAGAAACCGCCCAACAGTCCCAATACTGACCATTGACTTACAGACTTAGTAATCTCCCACATCATTTCCTTTTTAGCGCGATCCTTTTCGATTTGCTCTTGTATCCATTCATGGTGAGTTGTATGTTCATCGAGGTTTATGATGTGATGATTGAGGAGCTGGGTTAGCATGGATTTGATTTCATCAACCTCATCTCTCATACGGTGATACCTTTTATCCATACGACTGCTAGTTCTATCGCTAGATTAAGCAATATATTGGTAACGTCTGAGGCTATTTTTTGAAGGTCCGTAAAAACAGAGTGGCGTTTTTCTGCACCAGACAAATGATTGGCTGGCTCAATGCTTGACACAAGATGCCTAACATCAGCCCATAATTGACTGCCAAGTATAAGTTTGGCAAATGATGATATTGCTATCTGTTTAATGCTCACTATCTGCTATCTCCCGACAGTAGATGGATAAAATCAATCCTTCCGGCCTGGATTGGAATAAATTTAACGTAATAGGTGCTATTTGTGGATGACATCCGAATCTAGGTGTGCAACTTGTCAGGACTAATAAGGCCGGTAGCCCCAGATAACGCCATACCAAGCGCGACAATAGCCTCTGTTTGTTCACCCTTAAAAGCAATAAGGCCAAATGAAGTGGCTACCCATATCGCTGCTCTCCAGCTTGAAGGTTCTTTGAGTCGTGCTAAAAAGAAATCTTTCATCGTCGCTCCAGTTCATTTGTGGTGTATTTTACCATATTGTAATGTTATAACATATTAATATTAATTATAGTTCAATGATGGATACTTAAGCTTGCCAACACCCCAGGTATCGTTCGTCATGTGTTGTTCAGCCATTGCAATATAGCGAAAGCAATCAGCCCCGTGAGAACTGTCATCGTGCAAAGGCGCACCAAATGTGCCTGTGCTTTGGTTTTGCGTCCTGCGGTAGCGTTTAAGCTGATTCAATA